TGATTGATAAATTCTGTTATTGGTTTTTTGGTTGGTGGGACAAACAATGTCAAAAGGTAGAAGACCTTTGGACTTTTTCATTCCCAAAACCTAAGAAAAGAAAAAAAATCAAAAGTACAGAATGTCCTAAGTGTTATAAAGATTTTGGTTGTGAGTGTGAGTAATGAAAATAAATGAGAACACAAGCCTATCAATGCCGATTAAGAATATGTTGGCAATCATCGGGGGTGTTGTTATCGGTGTACTTGCTTGGTCAGATTTAACTTCTAGATTAACAAGTCTTGAGACATCAAGAGAATTGTTTGAGAACGATTTACTTAAAAAAAGTGAGCAAGTCCCTACGGATCAAGAGCAACATTTTTTAATTGAGGATCTTTATAAGTCCGTAGAAAAGATGGAAGAAACTCAAGAAATGAACATGACTAACAAAGTCAATATAGAATTTCTAAGAGAACAATTAGATAAAGCTTTAACTGATATTGAAATATTAAAAGATAAAGTAAGACAAAACGGAGGCCATTAATGGAATTGATTATAGCTTTACTTATGATTGTCAACGGAGAGATTAAAGAACATAGAATACAAGAAAGTATGTCTGACTGTCTTAAAGGTAAAAGAATTGCAATGAGAACAAATAAAAATGATAATATAGTTTATCAATGTATAAAGTCGATGGCTGAGTTAGAATCGAACATAGACGGTAGTAAATCAATCAAAAAATTAATATTAGAATAATGACATTAAAAGCACATCAATCTCCAAGTGGCGGATTAAACGCAAGAGGTAGAGCTTACTTTAATCGTAAAGATGGTTCTAATTTAAAAGCTCCTACTAAAGATAAAAAATCTAAAAGACGTAAATCGTTCTGTGCTCGTATGAGTGGAGTTCGTGGTCGTATGACTGATGAGAAAGGAAGACCAACAAGAAAAGCATTAGCTTTAAGAAAATGGGATTGTTAAATAATTATGAGTGAAAATAATACAACAGAGAAAAAACTAGGAGAATTGCATCAGCAATTAACCGAAAAATTACTAGAAAAAGTAAGGGATCCAGAGGTTAAATCTGCGGATCTAAATGTCGCTAGACAGTTCTTAAAGGATAACAACATAGATTGTATGCCTGCCGAGAATAACTCTATGTCAAAACTAGCTGAGGAGCTACCATTTAAGCTCTCTGACGTTATACAAGGCAAAGACGACTTTAAACAATAAAGAGGAATCTCAGGCCATCTGTGGCTGATTAAAAGGTATAAAATGAAAGAAGTAACCCAAGATTTCAGGAATTTCCTGTATCTAGCTTGGAGACATTTGTCTCTGCCTAGTCCTACCCCCGTGCAATTTGATATAGCTGATTACTTACAAAATGCACCTAGAAGGGCTGTTATTCAAGCATTTAGAGGTATTGGTAAGTCATGGATATGTAGTGCCTTTGTATGTTGGAACTTGTTGAGAGATCCACAATTAAAGTTTCTTGTGGTATCAGCAAGTAAAACAAGAGCCGATGATTTCAGTACATTTACAAAAAGACTAATTACTGAGATGGACATACTAAAGCACCTTACACCTAGAGCAGACCAAAGGGGAAGTAATGTTTCCTTTGATGTGGCTCTAGCGAAAGCCGCTCATTCTCCATCAGTTAAGTCTGTCGGTATCACGGGACAATTAACAGGTAGTAGAGCAAATTATATTATCTCTGATGACTGTGAAAGTTTAAATAATAGTTTAACCCAAACAATGAGAGATAAACTAACTGACAACGTAAAAGAGTTTGAAGCTGTCTTATCTCCACAGGGTAAAATCGTATTCTTAGGTACCCCACAATCAGATATGTCTGTGTATAATGATTTAGGTGCTAGAGGATATGAAACTAGAATATGGACTGCCCGTATGCCTGAGAGCTCTAAGATGGTTAGGTATGACGGAAGATTAGCACCTTATATTACTAAACAAAAACTAGATGAATATGAACCAATAGATCCTAAAAGATTTGATGATTTAGATTTAAAAGAACGTGAAGCTAGTTATGGTCGTTCTGGTTTTGCTTTACAGTTCATGTTAGATACTACTTTATCTGATAAAGAAAGATACCCTCTTAAGTTAAGTGATTTAGTAGTTATGGACATTAATAATGACATAGCACCCGTTAAGATTGCTTGGGCAGGAAGTCCTGAGTATGCTTGTGAAGACTTACCCTCAGTAGGTTTCACTGGGGACAAATACTACAAGCCTATGTTTAAGTCAGAAGACTTTGGAGAATACAAAGGATCTGTTATGGCCATTGACCCTGCGGGTCGTGGACAAGATGAATTGGGAGTTGCCATCGTAAAACAATTAGGTGGTAATCTATACGTGCAGAGTTGCATGGGGCTTAGTGGTGGGTACACAGAAAGTAATCTAACTAAGATTGCTACAATGGCAAGAGATGCTAAAGTTAATGTTATTATAGTTGAGAGTAACTTTGGTGACGGTATGTTTACTCAACTATTAAAACCTGTAGTCCAAAGGTATTATCCTTGTACTATAGAAGAAGTTAATCATACGAAACAAAAAGAATTAAGGATAATTGATACTTTGGAACCTGTGATGAACCAACATAGGTTGGTTGTAAGTCCACAGTTAATAAGACAAGACTTTGATACTAAGGATCCTAACTACCAATTATTCTACCAACTAACTAGATTAACTAAAGATAGAGGTTCATTAAGGAATGATGACAGACTAGATGTCTTATCTATTGCAGTAGCCTATTGGGTTGAACAGATGGCAGTAGACAGTGAGAGAGAAGTGGTGGAACATAGAGATCATCTCTTGAAACAAGACCTAGAGAAGTTCCTAGATGGTACTCTAGGACGTAAACCAAGAGGCGACACTTGGATATAAGACAATCAGGGCTACAACTAATACTAGATAAAGCCCTATAGTATATACTTATGTATACTTATAGTATTATATCTATAAGTATTATTAGTAGTATATACACTATTAGATAACACATATGTATATTCACTAGGTATACACAGTGGAGAAGTAGAACTAGATGTTGTAGTAGACAAGACTACCGCCATACTTTTGCAAGAAACCTTAAATAAGCTATATTTGGCGTAAGGTCTTAGCGACAGAGTTAGTCGCTGGCATATTTATAGTGTCGATGTCAATACTTTTGTTGCAAAAATATGAATGGGTATCTTGATTACATTAACTATCAAAAAACCCCCGTACAACCAAAGGTTGTACTCTAAGAAAAGTCGTCAAAAAGTGACAATTAGCAACAAGTCACACAAAGGATATAACATCTTATGTGTTTATTATTGGTATCGGTGGTTTTTATTGGTGGTGGGTTGTCTTAGTGACAAGGCGTATCTGTTTTTTTTTCGTTTAGTCGTTAAGCGGTCTTATGGTTTGGACAAATAAAACCGCTTAATGAAATAGCTACCTGCAATTATTTAAGTCGTTATGATTAATACAATGAGAATAAACAAAGTTATTACACCGCAATAGAATTGAATACTACTCATTATTATTATTACTTTCTAAGTTGATCGGTTGACTTTCAAAATTAAAACTCGTTTGGGGTGTGTATTCTCGGATATTAACCGCCCTAACTGATTTTAATCTTAACGGGGTCGCTAGTTTTAAAGTCGGTATATTATAAGAAATATTATTAAATCTTTTCTTATACCTTAACTCAAAACTCTCAATCGGTCTTAATGTTTTATCAATAGCTGACTTGGTAAACCTATTATTGAACTCATTAAGAATAGCATAATCGGAACGATTAACCGAAACCCACTTTAAATAGTCGTTAACATCTGTCGCTGAACTACAACTATTCGACTTAATATAAGTACATAGACTATGTATAAATTCTAAGTATCTATATATGGTCTTAGCGGATAGATTGCCCTTGAACACTCTAAACTCGAGCGTCTTTTCTAAGGTAACATTTATCGCACTCGTTCTATTAAGACTATAACGCTGTTTACTATAACGAATTATATCATAGCCCGTATTAGTCGTAGCATAACTATTGTCTTGATCGTTAAGCAATCGACCGCCCACGCTACAAATATAATTATAGTTAGAACGCTTATTCATAAACTGCACTAGCTGACCGATTTGGTAGTTAGTAAACAGTTTTCTAGGTACATGAATATGAATACCCGTTTTACTATCACGATAACTATTAAGATAATCCTTAACTTGCTTTTCAAATTTAAAATAATAGTCGGTTTGTTTAGCATAGTCTAAAGTCATCGGAACGATGTTTAATTCT